CAGGCCGAGCAAGCACAGATCGGCGGACAAGATCGACGGAGTGGTGACGGCGATCATGTCGCTGGGGCTGGCGATGGCGGAGATGCAGAGCGGGTCGGTTTACGAGACTTCGGGGAGCCTGTTGCTATGAGCATGATTACCAGTGTTCGTCGTAGTCTCGCCCAGTGGATCGCGCCCTCATCGCGTGCGATGCCGCAGCAGGTGGCCGACGCACTGCTCTCCCGATCTGCTGCCGGGGTCCCGGTCAACGAATTGACGGTGCTGACCTCGTCGGCTGTCTTCGCGGCCATCAGGATCATCGCCGAGACCATCGGCCAGATTCAGTGGGAGGTCTACGAGCGACGCGGCGAGTCGGACGTTGAGTTGTACGACCATCCGCTGGCCTACCTGCTCGACCGCGAACCGAATCCCGAGATGACGGCGTTCAGTTGGCGGGTGGCGATGCTGACGAGCTACTACCTGCATGGGAACATGATCGCCGAGATTGAGCGTGACGGTGCGGGTCGGCCCGTGTCGTTGTGGCCGATCCATCCCGGGCGAGTCGAGATCCACAGGAACGGCGGCGGGCTGATGTACCGCGTCCGCAACGAGACGGGGCAGATCGAGGCGGAGTTGCCAGCGGCCAACATCTATCATGTCCCGCTGATGGCAGGGGACGGCGTGGTGGGTCGTGGGCTGGTGCATCGCGCGAAGGACTCCATCGGGCTTACACTCGGCATCGAGAAGTATTCGGCGAGTTCGTTCGCGAACGGGGCACAACCTGGCGGAATTCTCAGGCACCCCAACAAGCTGACCGCTGATGCGAGGGCCAACATTCGCGGCGAGTGGGAGGCACTGCACCGAGGAGCGAACAACGCAGGGCGAATCGCTGTTCTTCAGGAGGGCATGGAGTTCCAGGCTATCCAGATGTCGGCGACCGATACGCAACTCATCGAGCAGCGGCAGTTCCAGTTGACCGAGGTAGCGAGGTGGTTCAACCTTCCCCCGCACCTTCTGCGAGATCTTTCGCGGGCGACGTTCGGGAACATCGAGCACCAGAGTCTGGAGTACCTGACCTATACGATCCGCCCGATCACGGTGGCGATGGAGCAGGAAGCCCAACGACGGCTGCTGACCGGGACCGAGAAGGCAACGCACTACACCGAGCTCGACATTGACGACCTGTCACTGGCAGACCGTCAAAGCCGATTCGCTGCGTATGCTGTGGCCCGGCAGAATGGGTGGATGAGTGCCAACGAGATCCGAGACGAGGAAGGCATGGACCCGATCCCCGGTGAAGAAGGCGACGCGTACCTGGTCAACGGAAACATGGTCCCGATCTCGATGGCGATGGCAGCGACGCCTAAGACTGCACCGGTCGCAAGCCAGACGCTGGTCGTGGATGACGAGGAGGACACAGACCCGCCCCAGGAAGAGCAGATCCGGGCGGCGTTCGTGGAGGTGCTCGCTGGCGCGATGGGCAAGCTGAGCAACAAGGAAGCATTGCAGGCGATGTCGGCGGCAAAGAAGCCGGGCAAGTTCCTCGCGTGGCTCGATGAGTTCTACACCGATCATCGCTCGGCATTGGTTGAGACCCTCGGGCCAATCGTGCGAGCGTACACGCTGGCGACCGGGCGGCAACTCGACACGGCGGGCATCGTGGAGCAGCACATCCGGCAGCGGCGGGAATCGTTGCTCGAAGTGGCGGGGAAGGCCACCGCTGACCTGCTTCCTGCGATGGTCGAAAACACGGTGAGCGGGTGGAACTTGGAAGCGATTCGGTCATTCTCTCGGGAGGTGTGCTGTGAGTGAGCGTGAAGAACGGGCACTGGTCGCCGAGGGTCTGGAACTGCGGGCCGAGGGCGAGACGGGCAAGCTGACGTTGCGGGGTTACGCTGCGGTCTTCAATTCGCTCTCGGAGCAACTGCCCGGGAACAATGGGACATTCCGCGAGGTGATCCGGCCCGGGGCATTTCGTGACAGTCTCGCCCAAGGTGCCGACGTGCGGTTTCTCTTGAACCACGAAGGGCTCCCGCTGGCTCGCACTACCTCGGGAACGCTGCGCCTCAAGGAGGACTCGCGGGGACTCGTCATCGATGCGGACCTCGACCCGAGCGACCCCGACGTGCAGCGGATCGTTCCGAAGATCCGGCGTGGTGATCTCTCCCAGATGTCGTTTGGGTTCATCACCCGGCGCGACAACTGGCGACAGGAGAGCGGCGGCCAGGTGCGCGACCTGCTCGCGGTCGATCTGCTCGACGTGTCGGCGGTGACCTACCCGGCGTATCGGGCGACTGAGGTAGCGTTGCGATCCTTGGCCCGTGCTCAGGCTGCCCAGCAGGCCCCATCGCTTGACGCTCTGTATGACCGGCTGACGGTCTCGGAGAGTCGGGCGGCTGTGTCTACTCGCCCAACGGCGGGGATGGCTGCTGCGGCCCGTGAGGGGCTCAGGCTGCACGAAGCCGGGCGGTCGGGCGATGGGCTCAAGCCCGAGACGGTGCGGCGGGCGGGGATCATCTCCCGGCGTGAGGCACTGACTCCCGATCATGTGATTGAGATGTCGGCGTGGTTCGCCAGGCATGCGACCGACCGTCAGGCCGGATGGGACAAGAGTGGCGAAGAGACCCCCGGGTATGTCGCCTGGCAACTGTGGGGCGGAGATGCTGCCCGCGACTGGAGCACTGCCAAGGCCAAGGCTCTGAAGTCCAATTAGATTTGGCGTTGACGGTCTCTGCCTCGGTGGTAGGATCGTCACATTGATACCTTCCGCGACCTTGGCACCGGTCACACGACCGCCCAAGGGAGCGTGAGCAGTCGAGAGAACCGGCCTAAGTCGGGGACCGAGATTGCCAGCAGGTGTGTGCGTTTTTCCCACACTTGTCGGCGACCACTCCCCGTATGTTCGGAAAGTCGCTGACCTTTACCAAGGAGAGCGACTGTGCTCGAAGAACTGTTGAACAAGACCCGCGAGAAGCGGGCTGCGTCTCTGGCCGAGGCCGAGACCATCGTCACCAAGGCCGGGGCTGAGGCTCGGGCGGTCACCGAGGAAGAGAACAAGTCGTACAACTCGGCGATGGCTGCTGCCGATGCGGCCCACGTCGAGGAGCAACGGCTGGTCAAGCTGATCGCCGACAAGGCCAGCCTCGCGGTGCCCGAGGGACGGAAGACCTCCCCGGCTGCTCCGGCTGTGCTGGTTCCGACCGAGAAGGCCATCGTGGCTCCCCGGATCTTGCGGTCTGCTCGCGTCAAGAACTTCAAGGCCGAGAACGGCGTGTCTGCTGAAGAGCGGGCTTACACCGCTGGCCAGTGGATCGCGGCGACCATCGGAAACAACGAGCAGGCTCGGCGGTGGTGCGAGGATCGCGGCATTGAAACCCGTGCTCTGGCCACGACCACCAACTCGCTTGGCGGGTACCTCGTGCCCGAGGAGATGGAGACCACCATCATCGACCTGCGCGAGATCTATGGCGTCGCCCGCCAGTCGGTGTTCGTCCGGGCGATGGGGTCTGACTCGACCGTGATCCCCCGGCGTGCCGGTGGCGTGACCGCCTATTTCGTGAGTGAGAATGGCGAGATCACGGCGAGCGACAAGAACTGGGATGCGGTCAGTCTGACGGCTCGCAAGCTGGCGGCCATGTGTCGCATGTCGAGCGAGATCACCGAAGACAGCATCGTCAACCTGGCCGACGACCTGGCCGGTGAAATCTCCTATGCGTTTGCCAAGAAGGAGGACGAATGCCTCTTCCTCGGTGACGGGACTTCCACCTATGGCGGCATCGTCGGGCTGAAGTCGGCGGTTGCTGCTGGTAGCAAGGTGACTGCCGCTACTGGCAATACCAGCTTTGCAACGCTGGATCTGGAAGACTTCATGCAGATGGTCGGGAAGTTGCCCGAGTACGCTGTCGCCGGTGCGCGGTGGTACATCTCGCGGCAAGGCTGGGCGAATTCGATGCTGCGGCTGGCCGAAGCGGCTGGCGGCAACACGGTTGCCCAGGTCGCGCAGGGTGCTCCCCTTCAGTTCCTCGGCTTCCCCGTGACCATTTCTCAGGTCATGAATTCGACGCTGACGGCGCAGGTCTCCACCGATGGGCTGGCCTACCTCGGCGATTTGCAGATGGCGGCGTCGATGGGAACTCGTCGCGGCGTGTCGATTGCGGTCGATGCCTCGCGCTACTTCGAGTTCGACCAGTTGGCCATCAAGGGCACGGAACGCTTTGACCTCAACGTGCATGAGAAGGGGACTGCCTCCGAGGCTGGCCCGGTGATCATGCTGTCTACCCCCGGATCGTAAGGAGAATTGCAGCATGATTCACGCACAAAATGACAAGTTCGTCTCGATCACTCCTCCGGGGCTGATCGTCGATAACGCCAGCTACACGACGGCGAGCATCGACACGCAGGGGTTCGACTACCTTCGGGTGTTCGTCTACCTCGGTGCTACCGATATCGCCATGGCCGCGCTGAAGCTCCAGGAGAGCGACACCGACGGCAGCTATGCCGACGTGACCGGGCTGGTCTACGGCACGTCGGTCGGCATTGGCGGAACCACATCGGCCCTGCCCAGTGCGACCGATGACAACAAGGCTTTCGTCTTCGAGGTCGATCTTCGCGGACGGAAGCGGTACTTAGATTTGGTCGCGACCGCTGGCGATG